CGCCTGGAAGGCTGACAGATTCGGCGTGCCGGGGGTGATGCCGGAAACCTCGACGACATTGATGTCAAATGAGCTTTGCGTCGAGGTTAGCTGCGAGTTGGCGTCCGAGTACACTTCATTGATGAGCGGCACGATGAAGTCATCCGTCAGATACGATCCCTGCGGATCATCGAGCAGGTTCCGTACGCGCGCCTTTACCTGTCCCATGGTCCAGCTCATCAGGCGCCCGCTCTGCCCTTCGCTTTATCGCGTTCGGTCTTGATCTGGTTGACTATCTTCCACTCCTCAGCGGTTAAGCGATCCATCTCCACTGCTCCATATGAAATGCGGGCATTTTTATATGCCGCGACTACATCGAAGACATGACCGCAGTTAGCACATAGAGTGGCTCCATTCTTTGGCTGAGAAGCGCAGCTCGGGCACGGATCCGGTTGCTTAGCGTGAAGCTGATGCGCTTGTAAAACCCAACGTGGTAGCTCGGGGATTAGGCCCTCGGCCAGAGCTAAACGCGCCATATCGCGGTGCGTGTCGTTGACGTTCATCCGCTGCGAGTCATTTTCGTACCACGAGTTCGCCGATTGCAGCCGACGAAGGATCGAAGCATTGCGCTTTTCTTTCACGGATGCGAGCGTCTCGTGAAAGTCGCGCTCATATACCTCTACGTAGAATTCGCCCAGCTCGTTGTATGCAACTTCTGGAACGCGGATGGATGCGCCCCTTTTAAAGGACGCTGGATTCTGGTCCCCTATATAGCAGAGAACGCCCCCGAATCCACCTTCCTGCTGGACAAACTCGCGAATATATTCTGCAGCCAGGACCACGGGAATCGCAGGAACGGGCTCCATCTGCATCATGTTCTGTGCGTCGCAACCCAGATCCTTGTGTCCCCAACGTGTTGCTTTGATAACGTGAACAGAGTAGGGCTTTCCAGGCGGACAAGCCGGAACCTCATCAGGAAAGTAGACGCCGCCATTGATCTTTAACGGAAAGGGATTCAGATTGAGGATGGTGACTGGCCTGTCCGCTTCCGTTTGCTTCAGCAGCCGCTGCATTTCCCCGAACCGTTTGGCCGTCCAACGCTGGCCAGGATCACGAAATTTGCCTGGATCCTGGCCAAGCAGCGCTTCTGCGTTTGCGCGCTGCATTTCTGGGGTAATAATGACTGTGGCCATGTTGTGGCTCCTTTTCAAAGGTGGAGATCAAAGATTGTGAATTGGTTCCAGCCTGGGCACTGGCCCTCAGCTTACAAAGTTCCTATATGTTCATTGCCGTTGCCGGTCCTTGCTGCCAGACCTTGTCTCCAACGGCTCGCTGCAAGGGAACCACTCTTCATTGGGCTGAGATGGTCATCCATCATGGCGGCATACTCTTCCTTACGCTTCCGCTCCGCTAGTTCCTCTTCATACTGGTAGAGCAGAAGGTACTCTTGCGCGCGCGACTCCGGAGTGCCTCTCCGGTTATTGATCCCGCTCGAATAGCTGGAGATTAACTTCTGCAGTACATCCGTTGAGGGAATCTTTGCCCACGGTCCATAGATCATCTCGTAGTCTCCGCGCTCTGGGTACGGTCCCAGCATCGACGTGAAGCCATCGATGGCCTTGTACGAATACCATTCCTCTTGCGTACCGTATGAGGATGCGGGAAACCACTTCTCCAGAATCCAACCGTCGGCGTGCGGGTACTTTCGCACCTCGCGCATCTCGGTCACGACTCGGATCGGCCTGTTGTCGTAGCGCTCAAAGTTACAGCCAGGCATATTAGGTGTTGGCTCAAAACGCATGCCTCCCTTTTCCGCCGTGGTCAGACCGTCGGCCCAGTCGCGATAGACGCCGGCTTCCTTCACCAGACGGTCTGACCCAACCAGCAGCCGCCACTGCGGTTGTTCAAACGGGCTTTTGCCGCCGTACCTTGTAAGAAACTCTTGAATACCCCTCGGTACTATGTGGCTCATGATCCTCCGTGTGTGAAGGGCTCCATCGCTCCCGCGTATTCGTTTAGCTGATGGACTTTGAGGAAACTGAACTCAGGTCAACCATTTATCGCGGCACGCGTTCTAAAGCCATTGCACTAATGCGCTGAAGTTGATCAAAAGTTAGGGCCCCAAAATGGTTATCTTGAGGCCTTAACTCCATCACCGAGTGTTTCTGAATACATACAACCAGCCGGATAGCTTCGTTCCAGGTTGGTCTAGTTGTAGACAGGGACCTTCAGGCCAGTCACAGACGAGATTGCCTGTGGGTTGTCGACAGCATACTGACGGCAATCTACGTAGTAGCAGCCTTCGTTCGCCGTGGGGTTGCCGGAGGACGGATCATAGATCTGAAAGACCCACTGGCCACTTCGGTTCTTGAACCAGAAAGGCGCCTTACCCCAGACGACTTTCAGCCAAGAACCAAACTCCATGAAGTCGATGCGGCTGTTGTCGGCATGAATATTGCGTACGACTTCACGACCGGCGATCTTGAAGCTGTCGACGTTGCCGATAAGCATGTCTGGAGCCTTCGTGAAATCGCCGTTCGGGCTGGCATATTCCTGTTTCGCGAAGCCCATCTCCTCGTAAGCCTGGATTTGTGACGGATGTGCATGCCATACCTGTGTCTTGAGGGCGCTGGAACCCAGTGACTGCTCGACGCGGGAAAGAGCGGCGCGCAGCATCGGAAGAGATAGAGGAGCTCCCCCCGCGGCCACTCCGTTCGCCACGACATAGTTCTGCGTCCGAGCGATACCAAGGTACGTGCCGGTCGTCGAGGTGTTGTGGAAGTACGGGATGCCGTAGAGGAAGACCGGAGTCGTAGCAGCCACGCCAGCCACCATGATGAAGTCGCTTGCGACGGTGCCCGAAGGAACCGTATCAACGGTAATCGACTGGATTCCACCGAGCTTATTGTTGACGTTCGTTACATAGCAGGTACCCCGGAGAGTGTATGTATTCGACATCACCTGTACCTGCTGACCCTGCGAGATAAGCCGAGCGCCCCATGGGCTAGAGGCCAGTACGATAGGGTTGGCTCCGCCTCCAGCGTAAGATGCATCCACTTGGGCGATCTGGCCGTCGCCCGCTTGCTGCAAAAACTGGTCTCGATTCTTCGCCATCTGAACCGCGACATCGGCCAGTGTTTTGGTCACAGGATTTTCCGAGACAACCTTCGGTCCACCCTCGCCGACGATGTCTACCAGGCGCGAATACTCGACTGGGATGACATAGGCCAGCGGGGTAACGGTCCCTTGAACCCACTGCGAGAAGTTGCCGGCCGGCAGAATACCGCCATCCAGATTGAACATGGCGACGTTGCCGGGAAATGCGGTCTGAAAACGCAGGCGGAAGCTGCGCAGGGAGACCGGAGTGATGGAGCCACGCTCGGAGATACGCGAATCGAGCTTGGCCTCCTTTTCAATGAGCAGCTTGATGACTTCGTTTAATGCCTCAAGTTGCAATTCTTGTGTAGTGCTTGCTGCACCTGGAAAATTAGCCATGGAAAACTCAATCCTCTTCTAGTAGTTAGCCCAAGTGAAGCGCGCTGAAGGCACGCATTAAGGGCGTCTGCTTTACTGTTTCACCTGGATTGCATCAATTGAAGAACTCTGGGAATGATTTCGTCCTTTGCGACTCTATCGAATGGCCTGCCGGGGTTGGCCTTTTGCCATTCCGCCTGAGCGTGTTCAAAGGCGCCGTGCGCGCTCAGCGCAGTCCCTGTTCCGGCAGGCCCTGTTGAGCCCTTCGGTTCGGTCTTCTTCGTTGTGTCAATCTGGGCGTCTACTTTAGCGCGCCTCGCTGCGGCCGAGGTGGTGATTTGTACACCGGCCTCGCGCAACTCCTCTCGCGCTACGTCTGGGAGATACTGCTGAACGGCGCGGTCGATCGCCACCAACCGTCGCTGGCGTGAACCGTCGCCGAGGGGAAGCCTCTGGAGTTCCTGCATCTGTCCCTGCAGTGAGGGATTCGCTTGGATCTTGCGAAGCAATTTCACGCCAATAGCCTTGGGGAGAATGTTCTTGAGGTAAGGACTCACTACCGCGCCTTGCTTCTCAACGTTGGCAATAATCCTGGCGATGCCATCGTTAATCCGCTTTTGCGCTTCCTGCTGTAGTCCAGCTTCAAAACTTCTTCGCCCCTCCACCTGCTCGTTATGCTTACGCTGGTTCAGTTCGTGCTCCCTTCGGTCCAATTCCTCCTGTTTGCGTTGCAGCGACTCTGGCAGTGCCCCTTTCGCCGGGGAAGTTGCGGCGGTTTCTTCCCTGAGGACATCCAGCGCTGCTTTGACAGATTGGTCCCGATCTCGCTCTTCCTCTGAGCGGTAATTATTAGACTTGAGGCGTGCTTCAACTTCGGCGTTTCTGTGCTCAAGATCCAAACCAACGACGTTGTCGACAAATCCATAGAAGTCATCGCCGATGCGTGGATCTCCGTTCTCGAGGAGCACATCGCCGTTAGCGTCTCGCTCATAAGAAAGCTCTGCAATCTTTGCCAGAGTCTTCACAGTTCCTTCACGAGTTGCTGACCCCATAAACGTGTTCTGCACGTCAAACCATGTTGCGGAATGAGTCTGTGCAGCTCGCGCCGAATCAAGATCTGGGAAGAGCTCGCGGTACGGCTTCAGCTCTGCCGCTTCACGGGCAGTTTTGTAGAGTTGGCCTTTCAGTGCTGGATCGCCTTCGAGTAGCTTGCCGAACTCGGCGTTGTCCTTGACCATCTGGCTTAGAACTTCGGGCGTGACAATCGCCTCGGGTTCTAGCTGGAAATCCTGCTCCTGCTCTGCTTCCGCCGGTATCTCCGGCTTCGCAGTTTCCTCTACTACTGGTGCCACTTCCGTTGCCGGTTCAGCATCCGCCGCGGGAGCAGCCGGAGTGTCGGCTACCACTGGCGTATCGGTGTCTTCGGCTGGAATGGCGCCCAGCTTTTCTTTCAGCAGCTCACGCGCATAATCCTCGCGAATGGGATACCTCGACGGATCAACGCTCGATTGTGGGGTTGGCGACTCAAAGCTTGCCGATGCGGGCGCTGATGGTGCGCTCGAACTTGCCGGAGTAGACGCTGGAGCGCTCGCGGGCGCGGATAAGGCTGCAGCCGCCGGAGCGGAGGGGACAATTGCTTCAGTTGCCATGCTGGGAACTCTTTCTGGATCTCAGGCGCTCCGGGCGCTCAGGAAACTCGGAAGTTGTGTTACACCATTGCGACAAACGGTAAGACTTCGCTCCCCGTCAACGGATGAGGGAAGGTTATGTCCACCTTAGGTGGTTGCCCGTTGCTGCCCTTTGGACATCTCGGGCATACTGTCTCGATCACAAGCCGATCTCGCATCGCCTCGTATGTCAGCGACATCAACTTCCGGTTGCACTTCGGACAACGGATGTCCATCACTTGCCTGCGTCGATCCTCTCGATCTGCGCGGCAAGGTTCATAATTTCTGAATTGGCTGCAACTTGCGCCTGTAGGCTGACACCTGGCGGCAACGCGGGCTGGCTACCGATCATGAGTTGGTTCTGGACTGCTCTTCCGGCATCCTTTAGGAGAGAAAGTCTCAAATCTTGTGCTACTGGATCCGGCGTGGCCGGCCGCGATGGCATAGGCATACCCGCCTGGGCGATGGTGAGCTTTTGTGCGGACTGCTCGGACTGCTGTTGCGTTTCCATCGCGACGGATGCAGTCAAATAAGCCAGCACGTTCGCGAAGCCGGCCGGGTTGTCATCTGCGATATCACAATTCTCTTGGCAGTACTGTCTGACGACCTGTTTTAGCACGGTAAAGTCGTCGATATCCTTGTCCGGCATGATCGAGGGCTGCATCTGGCCCGTCGGCTGGCCGGTTTGCGGGTCGGTTGTAGGAATCGGTTGCGACTGAATCAACTTGTCGATATTCTGCAGGACCTTCGAGCGCATCGCGGCGCCGGGAACCACCATTCCAGGCACGCCGAGTGCCGTTGCCGCCTGCTCCTGGTTCGATGGATCGTCAAAGATAGCTTGCGCGACCGGATTCCGTCCGGCTGCTTCCATCAAGTCCATCCAACGTTGCCGCAACTCCGCCGCCGTGATCGGGAACCCCTGATCTGTATCCGGGTAGGCGTGCACATTACCCGCAAGGTCATCGAGGCGAACATAATGATTGCGGAACTCTGAACCACGCTCTGCGAGGACCTCTTTTATATCTCCTGTCAGATTGTCCTTGGCACATCGCACCGCCAGTTCATCTGCCGCGGCGTGTTCCTCGCGCAAGTTGTCCCAATAAATGTTGAGCTTGCCCATGGCAGAAGTTAGCTGTTGCTGCTGGCCCCCAAAGGTTTCTACATGTGGATCGCCTGATCCGCCATACACCTGCGGAGGAACACCGGCAAACATCTGTGCGTTGAATGCCAACTTATCGAGGTAGTTAAAGGCCTCTTCGTGCATCGCAAATTGAAACTGAAACAGTGCATCTTGCATGCGCATCGACCCAGCCGCGCCGGTTCGCTTGAGCTTAATCAGATTCAGTACGCCGGGCAGTAGCGGTTTGCCCTGCATGGCCTTGCTGTCAATCAGGTCCGCATTGGCCAGAGTCACTCCCGAAGAGCACCGGTCCATGAACTCATGCAAGATGTTGGCCATGTCGTTATACCGCTTCTGAAACGGAACAACGATATCCCCAATCGACGGCGGATAGAGTCCAAAGCCCTCATGGGTGCCGGCCGCGGTCCACTCGTCGACCAGTTTGGCCTCACGTGCCGAGAGGAACGTATCGCCAACGTTGACGAGTAACAGGCCGCTCGGATAGGCTCGCCGCATCTTGTCGCCGAATTCTTGATCGTCCTCAAGGTCGAAGGCCCACGGCTGAATCCACGTCCGCGACAAGGTTGGCCGCTGATCCTGCAAGATGCTCGAGTACGTGTTGCTCTGTGAGTAGACCTGCTGGCGCGCGATGCGATCGATGCTGCCATTTGACGATAAGGTGCTCGTCGAGCTTGCCGCAATCTCGCTGTACATCTCTGGGTACGCGGCACGGAGCGCTCCGAGATGGACCTCGACTTCGAGGTTCAAAATGGGCGTCTGACGCAGGTTATCCGCGGCGGGGTCAACGTCCACCTCCAGGGGGGAATAGACGTTTTGTGCCACCATCCCATTCGGGAGTTCCTCCTCGCCTACTTTCCGGACTGTGAGCCCGAACTCCGCAGGGAAAAATGACTCATCTCCAAGTCTGCTTCCGCAGTTCTGGCACTCCTTGTTTCCCATCACGCTCGGATCATTGTCAGCGCCACAGCTGAAGCAGTGCATCCTTTCGGGCGTAATTTGCGTCTGCGTCTCTTTAAGAATGGGCTCGTGGGATGTGCCGGCCCGATCCGCGTCGACTACATAACGCGTGTGCCGGAAGACGGCGCCCGTGGTGTAAAGATAAAGAAGCTGCTGCTTCAGCAGCGACTGCTCTTTGTTCTGCCTCTCAACAATATCGATAAGAGTCTGTGCGGCCTTCGCGGTTGTGACGTCCGTCAGGTGTTCGGCGTTCTCCGGTAACCAGCGCGATTTCGGCACCTGCGGAGCGAGCGCGGCGACAAAGCCCGTCGCTAACATCTGATAGAAGTTATTGCAATACTGGTAGAGGTCTTTATCGTCTGTGCTCGCCTCGTTCTGGTTCGTCCCTACTGAATTCATCCATCCGGCCGCATCGAAGAATTGCGCTTGGCCAGGGCCGAACGAAATGAACTGGTTCCCCTTGAAGAACTCCAGGTTCAACAGGCACCGCTGCATCAGAATCATGCGGTCCTGCGACCACTGATCCTTGTATCTGCGCACGAGGGCGATCAGGCGCATCTGATTTTCTTCGGTCAGCCCCGCGCTATTCTGCGGCTCATCCGCGGCCCCTTGCATGGGCGAGCTGGGATTGTTCTCCTGGCTCGCCTGGGCCTGCGGTATCTCCGTCGCGGAGGTCTGCGAGATGTCAATGCCTGGGATGGGAATACTGGGATTAGTTGCCATTCATCCTCTTGCCTTGCGCTTCCGCTTCATCGAGAGCCGCATTGACTTTTTCCTGAGACGCAGGCACCCATGCCACCCTCGGCCCAACGTCTCGCTTGCTGTAATCGCGGTATGCCTTGCGGGTTAGTTCATCAGCTAGCTTTGCCGGACGGCGACGAAAGCGCATCAGCTCCGCGATGGCCTCGCCCTCGGGGTCGGCAAGTTCGGGCGTCTCCTCGGCTTCTGCCTCTTCTTTGGGCGGCGGTACCCGGAAGATGGGCCCGCCTAGCCCGAGCGTAGCCAGCCGGTCAAGCAGGAGTTTGCGCTCGTCCTTCAACTCGCCGAGCTGAGTCGACAATAGAACGACAATCGCGTTGTGCGATCTTAGGGAGATCCAGGGTAGCTTCATTATGGCCCCGCCGTCTGAATTGCCGCGATCTGGCCGGTGGAGAGCACCCCGGAGAATATTTGTAGGTTACTCATCGAACCGGTGTAAGGCGTAGACCCGTCCACCCTATTACCGACGGTAATCGGGGCTCCACTAGCTGACGATCCGGTGAAAGTGTCATTTGTGGTCCCAAAAGGCTGTGCGATGCCGCTGATGTAAATAGTCACTCCACTAACATGTTGAGAACCGTCATAGGTAAGAATTACATTCTGGGGAGTCCCGAACGTTACTGAAGTTAAGGTCTGAACAATTATGTAATTGCCTGGATAGCTATTGATAAGGAAAAACGTGATCTGACCTACGCTGTCCTGAAGGCCAAGTTCCCACCCCGTAAAATTTGAGGATGATGGCAAAAGATTACCGACAAACGTCGATCCGTTGGCTGCTGGATTAACCCATATCGAGACAGAGAACGGTTTCGTTCCGTCGAAATCAGTGATCGCCGTCTGCGCTGCAACTGCACTGGAGTTCGTACCGTTAAATATGGGCGATGGTACTCCCATGCCCGTGCCCCAGGTGATGTTCGAGGCCGTGATCGTGTTGGCGTTCGCGGTCGCATCGGCAAAGGTTGAGCCGGAGCCGTCGTGCATCAGCCATTGCTCGGGCAGGCCGAGAACTGGGCCGCCGCCGGTTCCGGGCACACCGCCACAACCGTTCTTGGGTTTCTGCGCAACCGGGCCGGGAATCCCCCCACATCCAACCTGCTGCGCGAGAACCGCGAGAGGGCAACAGAGCGCGGTAGCCAGGACAAAGAGAGAGAGCCTAGTCAAACTCTGTCACCCGCACGACCGTTGACGTCGCGCTCGCCGAACGCAAATTCGCAAGAAGCGTTGCTGCGAGGCTATACCCCCCGGAAGCATCTGCACCTCGGCCGATAATCAGGCCGTAGCCGTGGTTCTGCGGAATGGGGTCGCCCAGGACGATTGGCTCGGTTTGTGGCGCCACTTGATAGACCGTCGTGAATTTGGGCGTCTCGCCGTCGTCGAATTGATATGCGAGACCCTGTCCGACGCCAGCATTGGCGGAATAGTCCTCGAGGATTTCGACGCGCCGGGTTGGTTGCGTAGCGTAAACCGCCGTCCATGCCCCGCCGCTGCCGTTGATGTCAATGAGTCGTGTACGCATTTACTTTTTCCTCAATTTCATCAAGGTCTCCGCTAGACGCGCCTTCTTGCCGAGCACGCCTGGGGCGTCGTCCTTCTCTTCGGCGTACTCGGCAGTCGTCTTGCCCTCATGTTTTGCCGCAGCGCTAGAGCTCCCGGGCTTCTTGATTGCTTTCTTGATCCAGTTTTTTGCTGCCATCAGATCACGCTTTCCTGTTGCAAGGTGTTGTCGAGGGCAACCAGGATGCCCCAGTCTTTTCTTAAAAGGTCTACGTCTTCCACGAAGATCGCCTCATTCGTCTCGTCCTGGATCGCCAAGAGATCGCGCCCAACCGCAAGCAATTCGGGCTGCTCATATCGCGAGATCGGGTCCACCGCGTAGTTCGGAAACGCCTGCGTGATCGTGTGAGCCCACGACTTCGCGCTTTCGATTACGTCGGGAGCCACGGGAGCCTTGACAGCAACACGCATGGAGCAGCCGGTAAGCACTAACAGGTAGGCGAGAAGGAACACGCGGTGAGTCATAGACTCGCCTTTGCCAAAGAGCATTTTGCCGCCACGGATGGATCGCACCATACCTGCTCCGGAGTCGCCATGATCGGGCCCGATGTGACAATGGGGTAGGGCGTAGCGCGGGTCATCAATTGCTGCAGCCCAGAACAGTACAGCTCTTTCTTCGGGTTATCGATCGGGAAGAACTTTAAAAGCTTGTGCGCGGCGAAGGTGACTTCGCTCTGCCAGTCATAGGTGTCATCCAAGACGGCAAATCCGGATTCGAGTTCGGCTTCTATTTGATCCGCCGTAAGCCTTGGCCGGGACGCCAGCGCAAGGCCTCCCTTGTATCCAGGCACATAATCGCTCAACAGCCCAACGTGGACGCCCTTATCGATGGTCGCTTCGAGGGTGAGCCAGGGAGAAAAAACCCAGGGCCTCCACGCCATCAAGACGTGCGAGAATGGCGAGTTCGTCTCCTTCTCGATGGGTTCCGAAATTCCATCGGCTCCCGAGCAAAAGACAAGATCGCCTTGTTGCACCGCGGCGAGAAACGCGGTTGCGTCAACCTTCGGAATCGAGGATGAGGCTATGCTTGCGATGTGTTCGGCCATTGGTCCCCCACTTTGGTCGTACTCCAAACTTCCCAATTCACGTAGATTTCCTTTTTGACCCTGGTGCCGCGCTTGTCGAGGCCCTTAACTGTCACAGACCAAGCCTCGAAATCCTGCGCCTGACCCACCTGGACCAAGCGTTCATTCCTTCCGCTTCCGATCGCGGCAAGGTGGGAACCTTGGGGCTGCGGCAGATAGTGGTTGGTCGCGATAACGACTCCGCTCACAACCTCATCGGCCCTGAAAAAAGAGAGAACCCTTGACCAGAGAGACATTAGCTTGCTGGCGGTACCGGAGCTGCGGTGATTTTGTTGATATTCCCGAGAGCAGTAGCTCCGAGGACGACGGTCTCGACATCGGCCTGGGCATTGCTCAAGCTAGCCTGCGCCAAAAAGAGGGCGATTTCAGGCCCCCACAGGGCTACGATCTTGGCAACCTTCTCCGCGTAGGGAACAGTAGACTCCCCGATTGCTGGCTCTTGGCTTTCAATCGCCGCAAGACCCTTCTGGGCAAGTGATACGGCTGCCATGTATGGCGTGTAGATTTGCGCCGGCAGCACCTTCTGTAGAAACGGCTGTTCTGCCACGCTCAGGTTCACGGCCGCGTTGAGCGTGCCCTGGAAAATCTTGGCAATATCCGTGAAGACGGTCTCAAGCTTGTCCTTTTTGACTACGGGCGCGGTGCTCATAATCTTGCCTCCTGTTACGATTTTGGGGAGTCGACAACCGTCGCGCTCGGCGCGTTGGCGATCGTGCTCTCGTGTGATTGCTTGACGCCGTTGGTAAATGCCATCGTGCCGGCTCCGATAATGCCGGAGCCTATGTCATCCACAATGCCGAAGTGCTTGCACAGCAGCACCATTCCACATCCCGCGAGAATCAGCAGGAAGGCCCATGTCTGATCTGTTATGTCAACCGGCTTGTTCATCTATGCCTCCGCCCTGGCCAACCATCCGGCGCGATACTCTTCAAGGCTTGGGTTGGCCGCGATCAAATTGTTGTAGTGCTGCACTGCTTCATTCTTCAGGAGCCCCAGCACGGCTTCCGGGTCGCTCACGTCCAATGCATGGAGCGTCAGGGGGCCAATGCGTCCATCGCCGCTGACATGCAACGCATCCTGCAGCATCTTGGCTACAGTAACCACGCCACAGTTGACGCCAATCGAAAGCAGCTTATCCGCGATGTCTTGATTCGTGATATCCGCGATGCAGAGCGGATCCGCATACTCTTTCGTGTAGATCGATTCCGCGATCTTCAGTGCGGCCACCGAGCCCATCGAGCCGTAAAACAGGCAGTTACTCAAATCCTGGTGATACTGCTGATCGATGCCGAATCGCGTCAGCCACGTATTTCCGTCAGCGTCCCTGCGACTCGTGATGACTCCCGCTAGGGTTGAGTCTTCAAACCGGAGAACGTAGTCGATGGCCTGCTTTACGTTTGCCATCAATGAACCTGTGGCTGCCCCGTTACGCGCGCCGCAGCATTGTAGCCATCCTTCCATTCGTTGAACCGGCCGAGGTGCACTTCATGATCCGTCAGTGTCTCGCCGTGCGCCCTCAGCGTCTCATCATGCCCATCAATGCGCTTGCTGGCTTCGCCAAGTTTCTCTGTGAGGCGTCCAGACGTGAATGCCACGCCAATAAGCGTGGCGAAGACGCCAAGCAGAGAGCAGACTGCAGCCACCGCGGCCCAATTGAACGTGATCTCTGTCCCCATCAGTAGGCGCTCAACGCCGCTCGCTTTACCGTGCCCGAGGCCGTACAGATGTAGAGATAGCTGCTATCCGAACCCAGGAAAGCGCCCGGCATGCAAGGCGCGTTATCGGCCGGCGTGTTGACCGGCAAGGTGATGTTGTTCGCAATCGGCGTGAAAACCAGATATGCCATCTCCACCGTGGTATCTAGAGCTGAGTTGTGAAGAACCAGCTGCAAATCGCACGTCGAGGCATTGGTGAAATCTACCAAGGCGGACCCTTGCGCCCAGGACGTCGTAAGCGAGGGATTCAAGATAAGAACCGAGCCACCACCCGAGCAAGCTCCAGAGCCGCCGTTGACGGCATCCAACTCGAAATAGAAGCTGGTTGCGACAGTGCCCTTGAACGCATAGTGGACAATGTACTTGCCCGGTGCGATCTTCTGGTCGGGTCCTATCGCCAGGCGGCTGTTCTGGTTGAAGCCGATGGACGAGCACCCTTGCCCGGGAGAAAGATCACACGATGCATAACTGTGACTTACCGGCGCGGTATCGTCAAAGGTCCAATTACCCATTGGGAATTGATCCGGGAAGAGAATGGCCGAGTTCCCGCTGACGTATTCCGGCCCTGCCAGATCATTTCCAGTGGCGAACATCTCGGCTGTTTGGCCGGTGACGGGGGCGAGGTTATTACCTGCGACAAGGGCACCGAATGGACCGACCGGCCCGTCCGTATGACCAGACATTGACCCATTTGGGCCATAGTTGAGTAGCGCCCCGTCTCCGTAGATATTGCTGACGCCCCCCAAGCCCGCATTCTGCACGAACTGCATCGTCGTGGCTGTGCCATAGTTGATGATCGGCGTTGCGCCGAGCCCAACTATTTCGCTGGCAGCAAAGGTATTGTCGCCGCCCTCAATGAATGTCGTACCGCCGCCAAACGAAAACCCGGCACCGTAAGAACATTTGCCGCAGTTCAGCTCAAAATCGGGCTGCGATCCGGACTGCGAGCCCTCTTCAGCCTCGATGTACCAGTTATCGAAGTGGCTGACTGTGTTGTCGCTGCCGCCACCGCCGGATTTGTCGTCGTAGGTTCCGCCCCATGTCCAACCAGCCCCACAGCCCACAACCCCTAGTGGTTGAGTTGGATTAGAGGTTCCAGTCTCTCCGCCGTTCTGGCAGAAGGTAAGGAAATTGGTTTTTATGTCGTTCTGCGCTTCGATAAACTCAGTATCGTATCCCGCTGATTGTATCGCTATGTTGTCCCAGTTCGATCCGTTGGCTGTGGGATATCCAGATCCGAACATGCCATAGACGTTGATTGAGGGTGTTCCTTCAAAGATGCCGAATTGCGGGTTCAGTATGCGGATATTTGAAAACTTAGATTTAAATGTCGAGGTGGCGATATACATTCCAGCGGTCGCGTTGCCAGCCTGAAATGCATTCGGGCCGCCCTCCACCCCTCCGCCGTTACCCGCCGTGAAATCTGGAAGCGTCATAACAATATCGTGCATGTCCCCAAACGACAGAGCCCCGTTGCTGGGCCAGTCGACGCCGTTAAAGACAGGCTGCGCCCACGCCGCATTGCCGATATTCCATGCCGGGAAATAAACCGCGTTGGCTGGAGTCACGCCCGCGTTGATCGAGGGGGTAACAGGCCAGGGCCATGTCGGCTGGAACGGATTGAGGGGCACAATAGCAGCGCCAACCGAATGTGCCGCAGCCGTAGTGCCGTTTTGCGCTCTTCCTGTAAGGCTGATGGTAGGCGCGGCTCCGGCTGTCGCGGGGTAGTTACTCGTTCCAAAATAAGAAAACTGCTCTCCGTCGATCTGCACCAGTCCATACGGAGCGACATTCGAGCCGGTGCCTGCCGGGTTGGGCGTTGACGGCGGCGTGATTGGATTAGCTAGGGTGATTACAAGAGGGAGAGCTGGAGCGGTTGCGCTTCCGCTCTCCTCCTGGGGTGCGATTGTGCCGCTCGCAAATCCGTCAATGGTGAATGTACCCGAAGTTGTACCCGAAACGGTCGCAATCGAAGCTGATCCGTTAAAGACCCCGCCACCATTCGTCGTGTTGGAAATCGTTACAACCTGCCCCACCACTGGTGGATTGCCAGAGGTCAGCGTAAAGGTGTAAGCGCCTACCGTGCCAGACTGCGATGTCGCAGTAATCGCCATGACTGTCGGCGCAAAAGAACGTGTCGACGAGATCGCCGTCTCTATCTCTTGCACCGCTGTTCCAGAGGCTGTAGAGCTTGGGGCTGCACCCGCCATCCATTCTTGCTGCGTTTGCGATCCGCTCACCGGATAGGCATTCGCAAGAACTACGGTCGAGCCCGACACACTGCTAACAGTCGTAACAAACACGCCGGTCGAGGCGTAAGGGAAGACGATTTGCTGTCCGACGACTGGGACCGTGGCCGAGGTAATTGTGATGCTTGTGGTGCCATTGGTCGAGGCTACGCCGTTGATTGCGCCGGTATTGTTCGGGCCGCTACCGATGATCCATCCGGGACCAAGGGGATAATTCGCCCAAACCGTGAAGATGCCTTCGGGGCGATACGTCGCGGCATGCTGCGTGACGGTTCCCGAAGGATTGACATCCTGCCAAGGCTTCGATGCATTGATGCGCGGGTCGATCTCCCACTTCATGTCGTGAATCTGCATGCCGGGAGACATGCCCTGATAGCCGCTCTGCGACGGGTCCATACCGGCAAACACGTCATCGCCAGCTAGGCCGGTGACTAGGGATCTGGTGGCGCTTTGACCGTGGAAGCTCTGCCCCCAAACCGCAATCGTATCCGACCAGCAATTTCCGACTGGAAATGCTATGGGGCGCTGATAACTGAAATGACCGAAAGCCGAAGCGATGGCTGCATCGTCGCGGTGGCCGATATTAACCGAGTATTGCGACACCGTGAACGGCGCATTGGTCGAGAGGGTTGCCGTGTTAGTCTCTACGTCGACAGCGGTGACGGTGGCATCGAAGCGGGTGGGTTCGCCCGACACCTGATAGACCATCTCAATATCCTTGCCAATGTCCGGTGCCGATACGGTGTAGCCAGAGGTGAAGGTGAGCGTGGGACTACCGCTTGTGACCGATCCAAAGCCACCTTGGAGATCGCACTGCGCGCCGCTTTCTTTTACGTTCCAGTCCGAAACCGGGTAAGTCTCACGCAGATCCTGGACAGCGTCGAAATTGGAGTTCGTGAACGGTGTTGCGTTGTCGCCGTTCTGGATGGCGACGGTGCTATTGGTATTAGCCGTGAACCAAGTATTGAGTTGCGATGTGCTGAGGCCGCCTGGGAAAGTGAACCTATTCGTTGCCGGCCCTACGGTTGTATTTGAACCTGAATTAGGGTAGGTCGTGTCCTGATACTGGGTACCAGATCCAACTGCACCAGTTCCCGCACCGCCAGCCGCCGAGACTGTAATCGTGTTACTGGCCGTATTAACAGTGATATTGCTGCCCGCCACAATCGTGGTCGCATCCTTGACGCCATTAACTGACGGGACGCCACTTACAGCGCCGATCTGTATAGTCTGCCCCGACGGCGTGATGGTTATATTTGAACCTGGAGTCAACGCCAACCCACCAGAGATATTATTTAACTCGGTTACACATCCGCTCGAGCAACCTGCTCCTGGCTCAGTGATTGCGTAGTTAGACCCGTTCCATGCATACCAAGTGAAGGGTGTTGTCGTGACATCCACAAGCCCGAGCGAAGTTGTGCCCGTTACCGATGCGATTATCGATGGAGAGCCACCCAATGCATACCAATCTGCCGATAAAATGATTGTATTTGGAATGCCCTTGCTATTCGCATTGATGGCCTCTTGCAATCCGGCCGTGCCAGAGGTCAGATAGAACGGTGGCAGGTGATCGTTGTGAATCGCAAGCTGCACCGAGCAGGCGTTGATATTCACCAGGCCGGCAACAACGACCTCATTCAGTGATGGATTCCCAGGGTCGATTACCCGCACAGGTACGCCTTGTGTAAATGCGTTGAAATTTTTGCCTCCACCCGAGACCTGGCAATTGGACGGCGAAAAGAAAAACGAGTTTTCCGCCGTTCCTGTCAGGCTAAACTGGCCGTATTGGCTCGCGATAATCTGCCCCTCGACATTCTGCGCTGGACATAGCTCAGGCATACAACCAGAGAGAATCAGCAATCCGGCAAGCCAAAGAAGCATTTTCATTAGTAAGCCACCACCCAGGCGCTTGCATTGCAGACATAGACAAACGGACTTGCAGTTGCCGAAATGTTGTGGAATGTCCAACCCTTCGTCGTGCTGGAACAGGCAATTGTTGGCGTCGGAGTGGTGCCGCTCATCTCGCAAAATTGCTCACCCGCGATGCATATTTTTGGGATCGTGCTATTGCTCGATGGCGGAGTTCCCGGAGTAGCGGCACCGCCAGAATCGGAGGCCGTTGCCGGCTGTGTTTCCGTTAAGAGGGATCCTTGGTTTGGTCCACCAGCCGTCCGCCATACCGTCTCGGACATTGCTCCGGCGGAGAACGGGCAACTAACGATGATTTCTCCGGACGTTATTGTGGCGGGCCCGTCAGTGATCGACGCGATGGTTCCGGGATAAGTATTTCCATCTACATCTGTTCCAGTACATTCGTAACTCCACGTCGTCGTGCCGGTGCCAGAAAAGTTAACAAGGCTCGGCGCGGCAATGGTGAGAGGCTGATTCGATATAACCGGACCGGCGATGCCCGCGCCAAAGCCTTGCGGCACAGTCGATTGGTTTTGCCGCGTACTGTCGAATAGGTAGCCGCTGTTTGTGATTGGTGCGAAACCGCCCCCGGGACCGACCCCGAGTTCTGAGTCGAATCTATTGATCCCGCCACCGGTTCCCTGTTGAATTGTCCCGTTTATCGCCGAGATGAAAGTTTCGTTGTTGTTCTGACAATTGACTTGCAGTGTCACGTTGTTGGTGTTGTCTAGGGAGGCGCATCCAAATACCACGGTCGTCGGAAAGGTGCCATTGCTCGAAACTACATAGTTCTGCGGCGCCTGCGTGCGGCTCCCGAAGTCATTGAGCACCGTAAGGACATTGGCGGCAGATGCATGATTCGCTGCTGTAGTCTGGTGGTAACCGCGGACCGCATTGAGGAGATCGTCGCCCGAAACCCCAGCGTATTCGATCCATTCGCTATCGACGACGACAACACCCTGTGGCGCCAAGGCCGCCGTCGAAGTCGTCAGCGGAATCGTTGTATCTGTCGCTTCAATTGCCGAAGCAAGCCGGAAGGCAGCTGCCGTCTGTGTGGTACCCAGCCCGCTATTTGGCTGGCATCCGGTAACTTCGAGGCACGTGTAATCGCCGGACTCGGCCGCGACCGCGCCGGTGCGCCCAAAAACGGACGACACGGCGCCAGAAAAGGTGATCTCGACATATTCCGATCCGTTCCACGTATAGAACGTGGTCGGCACTGTGGATACATCGACCAGACCGAGCTGGGCACTCCCCTTGACGCTGGAGATGATTGAAGGCGATCCCCCCAACTGGTACCACCGATTGTCGAGAATAATTGTATTTGTGCCTGGGTTTGTCAGGTTCGAATTGATGGCTTCCTGAAGTCCGCCGGTTGCCGACGTCAAGTAAAACGGAAGATTGTGATGATTAGATGGCGAGATTGCAATCGAGCACGTGTTGTTGTTGGCTACGACATTGCTTGGTGTGACAACCTCACTCAGGCTGGGATTGCCGTCCACGATTTTGATCGGTGTGCCTATCGTGAAGGCTGCGAAGAACGATGCGCCGCCCTGGACGCGACACGAAGTGGGCGCGAAGTTATACGTGTCAGGCGCGTAACCCGACACCTGCCACGTACCGTACTGCGACGCTATTGGCTGGCCTTCGATGTTCTGACCCTCCGCGGCCGCGATCAGTGTCACCGCTGCGATCAAAGCAAAAAGCACGACCGCTATGACACCCCAATAGGCCTCGATCAACTCATCCGGAAGGCGACTCATGGATGCACTCCAACACAGTCAATTTCGGCCACGGTCGTGCCATCTGCCGAAGTCGTGTCGCCGTTTTGCAGTGTGAGAGCAAACCCGGTCGTCGTCTTTGTCGAGACATAGAGCGTGAGCGTTGAGGTTGTGCCGCCGGATGTCGGTACCGTAGGCGTGCAAGTCACCGCATAGGACGTGTCCGCGAAGGCGGTTTCCCATGCCGGGCTGAACGTGCAGGATCCATAGGCGCTACCAGCCGTAGTGCAGATCCCGGTCGTGATGATGAGGCTTTTCACGATAGGGAACGAGCTGCCATTGCTCGCTGCGATTACCTGCCCTTGCGCATTGACCGTGAGGCTCGGATTTGTGTAATTTCCTGCGGTGACGCCGGTATTTGCGAGGTTGACTGCAGTCCAATTGCCGGGGCTGTCGCCGAGCGTGAAGGCACTCCCGAAATCGATGCCGGGCTCTTGCGGTTGTCCAGTGCCAGCCGCATATAGCGTTTGGTAATGGATTGATGGCAGTGCACTACCTGGAATCGTAGCGCTGTCCACATACGCTGTGCCGTCGCCCACCAGGATGTGAGCTACTGGCGCCACACCGTTGTAAAGATAGCCGCCACTCGCGTTGATCGCGCCATTCTCGACATCCACCGGCCAGCCGGGCGTTGAGGTGCCGAAACCAATCGCGCCCACGTTGAAGAGGTTGTATCCGCTAAGGCCAAGCGAGCCGCTGATGCTTTGCGGGCCGTGATTAAGCGGCTGCGCGACAATCGGCTGCGGATAAACGATGACACCATTCCACAGTGGAGCGCCGTCCGAAATGTTCACCGTACCATTCAAGCCGCCATTCAACTGCCACGCTTGCGGCCAGCCCGGATAGGCGTTGCCGGCTGAGGAAATCAGTGAGACGTCGTATCCCGAATAAGGGATGATTGTGTCATTGAATGCGATAGAGCACACGGATGTGTTGCTAGATGGGGTCATAACGCCTGATGTAAGAGCTGCACGCTGATTAAACTGCGCTGTGCTATTCGAGGTTTGACCTTGCAACATCTCGCTGCCTGATGCCGTCCCGATGTAGACGCGCATCCCGGTGGCATTCTGCGGAAAGCTGACTTGCGGAGAGATCGTCAATGTGCCGCTCGCAGTTAGCTGCAGGCGTAGTTCTGGAGAGGGTAACGTTTCTTGACTGCCGCTGTAGAACGTTGTCTCCACGTAATAGACGCCAGCAGGCAGTGCGCCAGAGCCATAGTTGACGCTGGTAATCACGTTGCCGGCTGGGTTTGGAATGCCGATGACCGTGCCGTCGGTCGAAGTGTAGCAAGAGGTCGTCAAGGGCACCACGGACCCGGAGCCGACAATCAAGCCCGCTTGCTGGAGAGTGAAATTCAGCGTGGCATTGCTAATAGTTATCCCACTGGGCCCCTGAAGCATACCGTTGACAGTGCCGGCGTGCGCTGATGGCATCGCGAGGATAGACAAAAGAACCAAATAAGATTTCAAATGGAGGCCCATGGTTGTCATGAGGAAAATTCCGCGATGGGTTGAGTTTGATCAAAGAAGGGTTAGGAAAGCTGAGCTGTTGGGAGATCAATGAACTGTTTTGTGGCCGCCTGGCTTGCTCAGACTAAAACGCTCAGAATCGGCCCCCGCCATGCACCAACTGCATTCCGCAGGACAGCACCTCGCCGACTTGGTTTCTGCTGTATACCTTTACCCATGATTGCGGGTTGCGGTACGTTGCAAGCTTACGATGTTTTCCGAGCCAGATCATCTCTCCTGTCTTAACGAGAGCCTCCACCTTGCTCTTCGCATAGTGATGGTGCCGTCGGCTGCTGCATTTGTGTTCTATGCCGGCGTGGAGCAGCAATCGTGCGTCGTTTTCATTTAAAATACAGACCTTCCAACGACGGCCAGCAGCGGTGTCGTTGGTCATTCGGCTGGGATGATCGTGATTCAAAGACAAAGGAGAGATGACGCTCTTGCCGTGGTTGCTCATTTATGGAAGCCCTGTCTGCCGTCGAGGTGAAAGAAGATGTCTACAGTGGGTTATTGAAAGGCAACGCAACGCCCTGGTCACAAATAGGTGCGCCTTGGCTGCCTCGTAGATTAGTCCCAAGGTCACGTGCGCTGGGAGCGCAATCGACGGTAAGTCTACGAGAACTTTGCCATCGATCCGGGTTTCATTTGTAAAGGACTGTATGGTTATAGATTCGGATTTCAATTGAAAAGTTCATCTCTTCTTGTGAACTTCGCGCACACGCTTCTTTGCATGATGGATAGTGCTCTTGACCGACGCCAGGGTCATTCCCAGTCGGTCAGCGATCTCCTGGTCGGCAACATCGTCGAGATACGCCATTTCTAAGATTGTTCGCTGTATGGGTTTCAACACCCTCAGCAATTTGGAAAGATCAATCCGCGCCGGAATCCCCGAGAGGTTACTGTCTTCGACTGTAAAAATACATTGCCCAAGCATATCGTCGGTGGCCAGATCGTTATCGATCTGCAGCAGTTGTGAGTCGCCGTTCGTGATCTGACGACCACGGCGAAGAACCATTAGGCACTGGTTCCTTGCAATTTGCGTTATCCAGGTACGGAAGTGTGAGTTTTGCTTAAAGGTATTGAGCCGCGTAAAA